AACTTGGATATAAAAATAAACCCAAATATGCTGTAGTAAGCAATCTTAACGCGTTCAAATGCATGACCAGATTATTAAAAGAAAAATGGAATTCCAAAAAATGGAAAACTTATTTCTTATTTATTCAATTCAAACAAATGATACGTTTTGAAGATTCTTTACGTCATATCCATTATAATTTTTATCACAAATTTCTCGAGGGACAACCCAAACAAATGCCTTCTGAAATTTATCCACTCTTTGGTATGTCTTTAATGTTTAATACTTTTTTATCTGAACAATATGTTAAATATAATTACAATCCACTTTATGTAAATTATGTTAAACGTTTAGTAGAAGATTTAAAATACTTATTTATAAAAAAAATAGAAATAAATAATTGGTTATCTCCTTCTACCAAAAAAGCAGCATTAAACAAATTAAAAAAATTAGAAATATTTGTTGGAAAACCGAACAACTTAAGATATGATCCAATTTTTGACTATAAATCAGACGATCCTTTGCATAATGTGGGGTTGTTACTACAGTGGAAACACAAAAAATTTATAGAATTAGAAGGTAAACCAGTTATTGATATACCTGATTTTGATTGGAATATTTTTAAAATTGTTGGAACTCAATGTTATATGGTTAACGCATATTATAGACCCAATAGTAATTCTATCTATGTTCCTTTAGCATATTTACAAAAACCATTTATTGATTTAGAAGAAAGAGGATTAGAATATAATTTGGTTTACATTGGTTATACATTAGGTCATGAATTATCACATGCGTTAGATGATACTGGAAGTAAATTTGATGGTGACGGTAATTTGAATAACTGGTGGACAGACGAAGATAGAAAACAATTTAAACTTAAGGTTAAGGATGTTATTAATCAATATGAAACATTTGCAAAGAGAGATGGTATTATATTTGATGCAGAAATGAGTGTAGGCGAAGATTTAGCAGATATTTCTGGAATGGCTTTAGTCGAATCATATTTATTGGATAATCAAGTTGTAAATAATGATTTAATTAAAATGAAAAAAATGAATTTGGCGAAATTATATATGAATTTAGCAATTCAAGGACAACAACAAATATATAAAGGAGCAATTAAGGCACAATTGAAAATGAATCCACATCCTTTAGAAAAATATAGAGTAAATTGCGCATTAGCACGTTTAGAATTATTTAAGACAATTTATGGAATTAAAAAGGGGGATGGGATGTGGTGGAATAATGACATTATTTGGTAATTAAATAATATTAAATTCTATTTAGGATTTTCATAATTTTTAATAATAAATTTTAATAATAAATTTTAATAATAACTTTCATAATTTATTATTATTATTAAAAATTTTTTGTGTGTGTTATATATATAAATGGGCAAATCAGGTTCTCGCAAAGGTTCTCGCAAAGGTTCTCGCAAAGGTTCTCGCAAAGGTTCCCGCAAAGGTTCCCGCAAAGCTATCAAGCGCACTATGTCTAAAACTGCCAAACGTGTTCAAGCTCGTCGCATTCGCCGTGTGAAAAGTAGCGCCAAAGCTGCTTCCTCTGCCGCTGCCACTGCCGCCAAAGGTGCCAGAGCTGCCGCCAGTGCCGCCAAAGGTGCTTCCGCTGCTGCTGCCGCCAGTGCCGCCAAAGGTGCCGCTGCTGCTGCCGCTAAGGCTGCCAGTGCCGCCAAAGCCGCTTCCGCTGCTGCTTCCGCCGCCAAAGGTGCTGCCGCCAAGTAAATATTTTTTTAAAATAATTTAAAATTTACAACATATAACCCACATAAAATAATAATTTAGTAATTATTATTTTAATTATAATATATATTTTATCTAGCATACATTAGTCCTGCATTTCCTGATGTAAATGTTAATACATTATAACGTTCTTCAAATATTGTTAAATTAAAGTTATAATCAAATATACGCCATGATGGTTTATTTACACCAATCACATTTCCAGTTATTTGATCACATAATGTAAATACTTGTGCAGATGGATCAAGTGGCGGTTGAAATGTATTAAATTCAAATTGTATATTTTTAAATTTACTTAAATTCATTGCCCCACTTGGTTGAAAATCAAATGGATCACTTGTTAAATTAAAATTATAACAATATAATCCATCAGGAGAATCACCAGAGGAACGAGAATATTTTTCAATATAATTAAAAACACCAGCATCAAACTCGTTCTCACGATATTTACCATCCATTAATAATGCCCATGTTTGCATAATATCTTTTTGATTTCCTACATTATATTTACCAGTTACATAAATATTAGAAGGTGCATTTTCAATACCATTATAACAACCAATGCCAATTGGATCTACTGCTGGAGTATAATTACCACATGATAAATTTATTTTATCATAATCATTTTTAGGAAGTGTTAAATCTGACGGCAAATATTCATAAGGCCAATTACTATAATTAGACCATTCATTTCGTAAATTAATATCAGTTCTTTGAAAATACCACATCCAGTTTGCTACCATACTCAAACTATCTAATTTAACTTTTTTTGTTCCAGTTACATTTGGAAATGAATACTCATATACTTCTTTTATTAAATATTCTTGATTATTTGCTGCAAATACTTGCATTTCTTCTTCTGATAAAAATGCATATGTACTTATTAGATGAATATCTGCTGCCCAATTTGTTCTCTTTTCTGAATTTGTATAATCCAACTCAACATTAGGCGGTTGTTGAATAAATTTGTAAAATTGAAATTCATCTATTGTTTGATTCGATTGTATATAATTCATATCATTACTTGTTACATCCCTAACAACAAATAATTCATTAATAGGTCTTAATTCAATTTCAATATTTAATTCATTATATTGTAGACTAACTAATGGAAATGCCATTTTAGATGCTAATGTAAACCATACATTTAATGGTATATATAATTTTCTTCCACGTATAGACGGTTCTGTTCCTTCTACTGAATCATTACCACTAAAATATGCATTTGGATATACATTTACACGTGTACCCGAATTACCTGGGTCATTTAACTCTGCTATATTTCCAGTCATATTATAATATTGTTTCTTCTTACTTTCATTAAAATCACGTTCTACTAAATTTTGTAAATAATTTCCAGAAAACTTTTGAATTATTTGACCGCCAATTGTAAATCTTACTTCCTTAATCATTTGTGTACCAATATTTTTTATCCATTTAAATTCATACGGTCTCCATTGATGTCTATCAACACAATTTGGAGGTAATATAGGACTCCATATATGAGGTAATGTTACAACTAAATATGTATCTAGTAATAACTCTGCATAACGCGGAATTTTAAATTTAAAATGAGAGGACTCATTAAGGCGAAGTGTTCTTAATCCATCAAAGTCTGTTCTAAATTTTTGTAATCCAAAATTTGTATATTTAGAATATTTACATTTGAACATTGTTTTTGATGGATTACCATTTAATATTATATTTTGGTTACCATACGATATTAAATTAAGTATTCCTCCTGGCATTACTACCTTTGTATATAATGATATTACTTTTTTAACTATTTATTTAAATAATTTATTATTAAATAAAAAGTTATTATAAGATATATATAAAGAGTATTATTATGAATAAAGATGATTTTAATTCGATTGGCGATGATTTTACAAACTCTGATGCAAATAAAGCATTATCTAAATTAACAGATAAGGCAAATGAATCTGCAGCAAAAATACGAACAGGCGTGGCACACAAATTTAATTCATTTTCTAAAAAAATTAAAAAAATTAAAACAATAGCAGATCTTGCAAAAATTGATTCAATTACTCAAATAATGATTATTATTATTATTATTTTATTTGTTATTATTTTCATATGGGGATATAATAAACTTACATTAAATGACAAAAATTGTAAAAAAATAGATAATACATATGACCGATTTCCATTAATTAAAAGCATTGATGTTAATAATGATAATTTTAAACCACCATATAAATTAAGAGATTATTATATTAAAAGTGCTTATAATTGTTGCTCATCCGGTAATTTAAAAAATGATTTTGTCAATTTATGTGCACTTCGGAATTGCATTAAACAAGGTGCACGATTTTTAGATTTTGAAATTTATTCAGTTAATAATTTACCAGTTATTGCAGTATCATCTAAACTTGATTTTAATGTTAAAGAATCATATAATAGTGTCCCATTTTCATTAGCAATGGAAACAATATCGAATTATGCATTTTCTGGAAGTAATTGTCCAAATCCAGATGATCCTTTAATATTACATTTTAGAATTATGACTTCAAATACTAAAATACATGATGCAATTGCAAAACAATTACATGACACATTATCTGACCATTTATTAAGTAAAAAATTCAGTTATGAAAACAAAGGTAGAAATATTGGAAGTTTTAATATATCAAAATTATTAAAAAAAATAATTATTGTTGTTGATAAATCAAATCCTATATTTGTTAATAGTTTATTAAACGAATATGTAAATATTACAAGTAATTCTGCTTTTATTAGAACATTGCGTTTTCATGATATAAAATATACACATGATAGAGAGGATATTAAATTTTATAATAAACAGAATATGTCAATTATTTTACCTAATTTGTCGACAAGCAATAAAAATTATTCTTACTTATTTCCAATGGAACATGGATGCCAAATTATTGCATTATCATTTCAAAATTTTGATGAAAATATGAAGGCATATACTGAATTTTTTGATGAAAATGGATATGCGTTTGTACTAAAACCTGAAAAGTTTAGATATATACCACACTTTATTGATAAACCACCTGCTGCTAATAAAATTGATAGTTATGCACCAAAAGTGTTAGATCTAGGAGCAGCAGGAACTACAAATGGATAAACCAACTATACATTTGTTACACAATTATAATATATTTATATATATTTATATATATATATATAAATTA